ATAAAAACCCACTTAATATAAATCACGCAATAGAAGAAGCTTTAAAAGTTCGTAAAGAGAAACAACTAACTTGGAAAGGTAGTGAGTTTAAAGCCTTACAAGCTTACAACGGAAACCCTAAACTTAAACAAACAAAACTGTACGCAAAGAAAATAGAAAGTTATATGAGGCACCTATAGTGATTCCAATTCCATTTATTAATTTACAGATTTCAAACGAAGATATGTACGTAGAACTAGAAGATAAAAGTCCCGGCATTTCAGACGTACACAAGTACGTTGAGTTGTTTGTAGGAGCTTTACAAGGTTTAACTTTTTCTGAAAAAGTAATTCGTAAAGGATTTGAACAATGGCTTGAGGAAAATTAAGTGATTATAGATTGTGACCTTGCTGCGCTTGAATGGCGTGTAGGTGCAGAACTATCACGTGACTCAACAATGATAGAGGAAATAGCATCAGGCGTTGATATTCACACAGCAAATGCTTTAGCTATATTTGGGGATGCTAAATATAGACAAGAAAGTAAGGTGGTTAGCTTTAGATCGTTAGGCGGCATATAGCGACTTCAGATAGAAATATCTGTCGAAAATCTGGTTAATTCAGGGAAACTCCTTCTAGGACAATCCTGAGCCAAGCAAACAAATTCTAAAGTTATTTAGTTTCCGACCGATAGTATATCTAAAGTAACTAATCTTTGGAGATACTATGCGAAACTTAAAAACAAAACAATGTTTACTTTGTGGCATTGAATACCAACCTACAGGCACGTGTTCAAAATTCTGTGATAATTGTCAAGTAGAGGCTAGCAGAATTAGAGCTCGCCGAGGTAGTATGCAATTTAGAAAAAGGCAAGGTAGACAAGTGGGTGTTGGTTCTGGTGGCACTACAGGTTCTGGTAAAGATAACCACATGTATAAACATGGCTTAGGAACCTGTAATAACAACAGGGCAAGGTTAAAATTAGAGCGTAGATTTTGTGAGGATTGTGGTAATGATCTTTTAGATGCAACTCATTATCAATGGGTAATTCATCACATAGACCATAATAAATACAATAATCCTGAAGATGGTTCTAATTGGAAACTTCTTTGTAAAAAGTGCCATCAAATAGAACACAAATGCTGGAATGCGTTTGAAGGTGCAACGACTAGCTTGATTAGATTACCTAATGGTAGGTATTTTAATCCTAATAAGCGTAGCTCCCAAGAGGGTAGCGAAATGCCAGATACCCAAGCGTCGGTAGCAGCGGGTAGTGATATAGTCTGAACTAATAGGTAACTATTAGAGAGTCTGTGGAATCGACAGACTCATAACATTATTGTATACGGGGGGTCTGCTTATGCGTTCCACATGGACCCGCGTATGCCAAAACTAGGCTTAAATAGGTGGGAGGAAATTGGAGAAGCATTCTACAGCAAATATTCCGGTTTACAAAAGTGGCAAAAAACAAATTACCAGTTTGTTTGTAAACATGGCTTTTACAAGACCTTTACAGGAAGACATTATAAGTTTTCCCCTAAACGAAAGAACGATGGTACCTTAGAATACCCTTGGCCTTCTGTGTGCAATTTCGCTGTGCAAGGGACCGCTACAGGTGATGTAGTACCTCTAGTTTTAGTTAAGTTATTTCCTGTTCTGAATAAAATATCTAAAGATATTAAGCTGATAAACCAAGTACACGATTCTATAGTTTTAGATTGTCCTTCAAAGTATTTAACAGATGTTTGTACAGAAGCCCTTACGATGTTTAGGGCAATACCAAAGCTAATCAAACAACAGTATGATTATGATTGGGTTGTTCCTATGGATGGGGAGTGTAAGTACGGTGAAGATTGGTCCGATATGAAAACCTTTAAAGGAGAATAAATGGCTAACGCAGTTGTAAACAAGATTGAATTTAATCAGAAACTAAAGGACAAATTCGACGGAGCTTATCTATACGCTACTACAGACAAAGGTCAAAAAAAGAAAGAGTTTATATTTCAGAAAAGTGACATCTTTAAAGTTCTTTCAGAAATATCCGTTGGTGATGAAGTTGAACTGAAGTACGTACAGAATGGAGATTATTGGAATCTAAGTGCTATCAAACCCCTTGGTACAAAATCAAGTGGTGGAGGTCAATCCGTTATACCTACTTCGTCTGCTCCTTCTGCACCAGCTAAATCATCCGGCGGGTATCAACCTCGTTACTGTGACAGTGAAGCGTATGTCAAGCACAAAGACTTGATGATTATTCGTCAGTCAACTATGAAAGCTGCTACTGACCTTGTGGTTGCTATGCTTAACAAAGATATGTTTAAAAAGACAGCAACCGCGGATTTTCTTGTGGAAGAAGTTAGTAGGCTAGCCTCTAAGCTAGAAGGTCAAGTAACAGGTGAAGCTGCTCTTAAAGACTTGTCTTCATCAATTGAAACACTAGATACAACAGGTAAACTTGAGTACGATGCTGATAACCCATTTCCAGAATAGAGGTGTTAAATGGCTTGTGAAAAGCTAGACTGTCATTTGTACGAGAAGTGTCAAAGTCCAAACTGTGTAATTGATGATGAATACACAGAAGGTTACTACGCAGATGAATCTGATTTTAAAGACGGTTACAACTAACTAAACAAAAGACAGGTAGCTTAAACTAATTAAAACGGTTGCAAGCCGGAGGTGGAACCGGAGGCGTACTAAATAAAACACTACAGGAGTTAGCCGTCTCCTAGCCAAAGCCTCTGTTCATTACAGAGAGATGTGAGTAACCAACCTTACCCTGTCAACTAAATTTGTACACAGCTCCCCCTCCAAGGATACTGGTACTTGATTGGCAAAAAAAAGTAGTTCCCGCTCTGTTTGAACTGGTTTGCTAAAGTACACGGTGAATGGCGTTAGGCCAACAGTTTTAAATATCGGGCTTGTATAATCATATAGTCATTGAGGGCAGTTATATAGTATACCTTGGGTAGCCACCAAGCAAAGGACACTGCTATATATTCTGAGCGACCTGAGCTATAAGGTTATAAAGGACCTGAGCAAGTCTTTAAAAGGCTCAACTTTATGAGGAGAAATAATGTGCGAGTTACAAGATTGCTTAACGAAGCTAAGAAAACATCTGAGCAATCTAATCACCAACATCAAATTGGATGTATCATTGTTAAAGGCGGGAATATCCTCAGTCGAGGATTTAACCAAGTGCGCTACAGCAAAAGAGGCTGTTCTTTTACCAATTACCCCGAATCCCTTCATGCGGAAAGGGCGGCTACAAGAAATCTTAGCCGAGAGGCGCTTCGAGGATCAACAGTTTTTGTTTATCGGAGAGGCAAGGAAGGTAGTGGAAGAAATGCAAAACCATGTAGATTCTGTGAAGACCTCCTTAGATTCGTTGGAATTAAAACTTGCTATTATTCAGATGAAACTTCGCCAACAGGATACTCAAAAATAAAAATATGAAGTTTACTAATAAATACAATTTACCAAAAACAGTTTATGATGTTCTTGCTGCTGATGGTTANAAAGCTGGAAAAGATAACTACTCAGCTACTTCTCTTTTAAAATCNCCNCGACANCTACAACTGTACAAACGAAACTTTGATAAGATTGAAGAAGATGTTTCGGACAGAGTNTGGTCNTTGCTTGGGCAAGCTGCACACAATGTNCTTGAAANGCACGGNGANGATACTTCCCTTACTGAGGAAAGACTTTATGTAGACATTAACGGAAAAGTTGTTTCAGGTCAAGTTGACCANTATCACGGCGGAGTAATCACCGACTACAAAGTGACTTCTGTCTGGACAATAATGAAGCANACNAAGATAGAAGATTGGACTAAGCAACTTAACACTTACGCATATATTTTTGAAAACAACGGATACACTNTAAATAGNTTACAGATNATAGCTATNCTTAGAGATTGGTCAGAGACTGAGAAACTACGGTACGCTAACTACCCAGAATCTCCTATAGTGGTAGTACCTATTACTGTTTGGAGTTACGAAGAACAAACAAAATATCTGTATACTAGGATTGATCTACACACTAAAGCTGAAAAGCTCTCTTCAACAGAGCTTCCTTTGTGTACTCCTGAAGATACTTGGCAAAGCCCTACTGTGTACGCTGTAATGAAAGAAGGACGTAAGTCTGCTGTTAAGCTCTTTGATAACAAAGAAGAGGCTTTAGAGTTTAGTGGTAATATGTCTGACGAAGCAGGTAACAGTATTTATATTCAAGAACGCAAGGGTACTTGTAGAAACTGTGAACGCTATTGTCCAGTAGCTAAATTTTGCAATCAATGGCAAGAGTTCAAAAAGGAACAAGGTATTGATAGTTAAAGGATATGTCAACATACAAAAGTCGTCTAGCGGTTTTTATCTTGGTGCTGATATACATCCCGATTTGGATTCTGCAAAAGCTGTGGCAAGTAAAGCAACAGTTACGCAAATCTACGTAGCCTTTGATACTGAGGATAAAACAGAACGTAAACAGAAAGACATGAGCGAGTACTATGCCCAGAAAGTTATGGAAGAGGAACGGCTTCAGGAGCGGATTCGAGCAGAGAGTAAAAGAAAACTTAGAAAGTCAAAAGGCTAACTTTGGGTACGAAGATACAAAGATTCCTTACACAACTGAACATACTTATACACCAGATTTCACACTTTATAGCGAAGGCAAGCCTCGGATTTACATTGAAGCCAAAGGTAGATTAGATACTGAAAATATTCGTAAGTTACGTTGTATAAAAAANCAACATCCAGAACTAGANATACGAATACTTTTTCAAAAGGACAATCNAATACGTAAAGGATCNAAGACNACGTACAGTAAGTGGGCAGAGAAGTTAGGATACATNTGTGCAGTTGGTGAGGAAGTTCCAAAAGAATGGNTANAGGAGTTGTAATTGTACTATAACTATAAATTACTTGAACAACACAGGATTTANGGATTTAAAANTAAGATGATTGAGCACCTGTTTGAAACAGACAGAAAGGTAAANCTATTGACACAACTTCTTGACAACTTTAACATTCCNTTGAGTAGGTACATNTAACGTGAAGATTGCCNTAGTTCCAGATTTNCAAGTTAAACCTAGTTCTAATATTGACCACATAGGTTGGATTGCTAACTACCTAGTAGAAAAGAAACCAGATGTTATTGTTCANCTCGGTGACTTTGCTGANATGCCTTCTNTNTCNACCTANGATGTAGGNCGNAAGTCTTTTGAAGGTAGACANTACACTGAAGACGTTANAGCTGTGCAAAAGGCTATGCGTAAGTTGATGATCCCAATAAAGAACGAACAAAACAGACTACGCATNAACAAACAAAAGTCTTGGAAACCCCGCCTAATACTCACACTAGGTAATCACGAGAACAGAATAGACAGGGCAATTGATGCTGACAGAAAGCTAGAAGGTTTGATTTCTGTAAAAGACCTTGAGTACGAAGATTGGGGTTGGGAAGTTTATCCTTACTTACAACCTGTAGAAGTAAGTGGTATCAGCTTTTGTCACTACTTTGTTTCAGGTGTTATGGGTAGGCCCGTTACATCTGCTAAGATGCTTTTAACTAGGCATCACATGAGTTGTGTAGCAGGACACCAACAAGGCAGGGATATAGCGTACGGAAGCAGACCTAACGGAGATAGGCTACTCGGTTTAATCAGTGGTAGTTGTTACCTTGATGATGAAGAATACCTTAACCCACAGACGAACGATTGTTGGCACGGGATTTGGATGCTACACGAAGTAACTGAACGTGGGTCCTGTGACGAGATGCCTGTATCTTTGGATTATTTACGAAATAAATACGGAGGATAATATTTGGTACTTAACGTAGAAAAGCACACATATATGTTTAAGCATTTATTAAGTAAAGGGTGGGGTGTTTATCAAAGACACCCCTCTTCTGTTTATTGGTGGGTTGATCCATTTCCACCTAACAAAGACTTTAGACTTAAAGTAGCGTACACAAGACAGAGAGCAAGGGAGATAGATTAGTGTTAAAATTTAATAGAGGAGAAAATTATCTCTATAAAATAGAAAGTATTTCTAAATATAAATCTAAATATCTATGCTTACTATGTGGGAAATTAAAAGAACTACATGATTATAAAGTTAATAATGGACATGATAAATCATGTGGGTGTGTTAATAGTAAAACAAGTCCTTTTATTATAACCAAAGAGGGAGAAATTACATCCCCAACTGGATATAGTCTGACTTGTAAATGTGGTAAAGGTTATTTAGGCTTTAGAGGGGAGTATGTACATAGGATTATTGCAAATATATTTATACCAAATGTAAATGGTTATTTAGATGTTAACCACATTAATGGGGATAAGAAGGATAATAGGGTTGTGAATTTAGAATGGTGTACTAGAAGCAGTAATATAAAGCATGCGTGGAGTACTGGATTAAATCAAGGAGTAACCGGAAAACCTTCCTTTAGACGAAAGTTGGATAACGGGTTGCCGATCAGCACCCGCAACACGAAAGGAACAACCATGGAAAGACTTATTTTAGCGGTGTGCTGCATTGGCTTGTTATCTGGTTGTGGCAAAACAACATCTGTTGATGCTGTTATTGTCAAAATCGTTGATGACAAGTCAAGCATGGGTTGCATGGGCACTGACAAACGCACCGTTATCCGCACCACATCTGGTAACACGTCCTATGTTTGCGGTGAATACGGCAGGGAAGGTGACAAAATCCGAGGTTACTGGACAGAGGGTAGTTTTGATCCAACACAAAACGGATTCTCTTTGACCAGATAACGCTTGAGCGTCACCGTTCGCGGCCTTATCGCGACACGGTGGACAGCGTTGGTTATATTTGCGGAACCACCACAGGAGGAACCATGTACCTCTGTACGAAATGCGGAAAAACTTTCAAACCTCATGTACGGGAGCCATACCGGGGAATGATGTTTTTGGAATGCTCACACTGCAAAGGAGAAGAGAAAATGAGCTATTTGCACTGCCATGACTGTGATTGGGAGCAGGATGATTTTTACGACGAAAAAGGCTACAACCCCGCTAAATATCTGGAAAGCTGGAATAACTTTCTATGCGGCAAAGACGCTGACAGGATTGACGATCAATTTAGCACCGACTCCAATTTTGTCCTCGAAAATGGGCCTATTACTACCCGCGAAGTGCTGGCCCGAGAGTACGAGAAGTTTGCCAGGCGGATCAGGAACATGAAGTGGGTAACGTGGGAGCAGTGGAAAGCGGAGCCGAATAAGGTTTGTCCTGAATGCGGTTCACACAACCTCGATATTGATTGAGCAAATATAACAAGCAAATTATCTATATTAGAAATTCTAATTTACCATGTACCATACTCTCTAAACAGTTTAATGTAAGTAAGACTACAATCTTAAATATTAAACAAAATAAAATTTATAAGGAGATATTTTAATGGAGGCATTAAAAACTCAAGTGGGAGGTACTCATTATAAAGATTGTTTTATTCAGCCTATTGAATATATCCACTTAAATAAGTTAACATACATGCAAGGCTGTTGTATAAAATATATAACGAGATATAAAGATAAAAACGGCGTGGAAGATTTAATGAAAATTAAGCACTACGTTGATCTTATTCTTCAGTTAGAGTATGGAATTGAAAATCCAAAAGGAATTGAATACTAATATGCCCAGAGCACTTGATAACTGGACAAGGGATAATAAAGTTACTGTTAAATTTAGGAGACTACATACAGATGCAAGACTACCTGAATATGCTCATAGTGGTGATGCTGGTATGGACATTTATTTACCTTGTACTATTGCGCCACTGGTTCCGGGTGAAATTAGGATCGTACCTGTTGGATTTGCAGTTGAGATACCAAAAGGTTATGAACTACAAATTCGTAGCCGTAGTGGTCTGGCTAGCCGAGGGCTTGTTGTTGCTAACAGTCCCGGCACTGTTGATTCTACTTACACTGGTGAAGTAGGTGTTATTCTTTGGAACGTATCAAACGGAATACATCCTTTAGAAAAAGGTATGCGAGTGGCACAACTTGTACTTAACAAAGTACCAGAAGTACATTGGCAAATAGTAGATGAACTAGAAGAAAGTGAACGGGGCGAAGGTGGATTTGGGAGTACTGGAACATGATTAGTGCTTTTCCTAAGATATTTGCAGTAGGTACTAAATACGTTGCAGATATTTTTGACGGACCTGTAGAGATTACTGAAAAGCTGGACGGTAACCAGATTGGTTTTGGTAAGGTTGGAGGCAAGTTAATTGTAAGATCAAAGGGAGCACTTATAAATTTAGATGCTCCCGATTCATTATTTAAGGCTGCTACAGATTACATAAAATCAATAGAGAGTATACTTCCAGATAATGTATTCTTTTATGGTGAGTGCTTTAAACAGCCTAAACATAATACACTTGTATATCTAAACATACCTAAAAATCATATCGCTCTATTTGGTGTAAATGTTTTGGGTGAGTTTCAACCACATTTTGTCATAAGTCACTTTGCGGATTTATTAGGATTTGATGTTGTACCTATATTAATTGATGGTATTGCATCTACAGCCGATATACCTCTTTTATTGGAGCGTGAATCTTATTTAGGTAATGCTAAGGTTGAAGGGGTAGTAATTAAGAACTACAAAAAGAATGTAGTGCTTACTACTGATGTGATTTTACCTATCATGTCTGCTAAATATGTAAGTGAAGCCTTTAAAGAAGTATACGGGAAACGCTGGGAGCAAGAAGGGACAAATAAAGGTAAGTTTTACATGCTCAGTTCTCAGTACAAAACCGAAGCGCGTTGGGCAAAAGCTATGCAACATTTGAAAGAAGCAGGTGTGTTGGATAATTCTCCTAGAGATATAGGAATGCTTCTTAAAGAAATAAAAGAGGATATTGAAACAGAAGAAAAAGAAAACATAAAAGATCAACTATATAACTTGTATGTAAAGACATAATGAAAGTAGCTACACAAGGCGTACCAGAATGGTACAAAAAGAAATTATTGGGGATTTAGTATGGCAGTTATAAGCTCAGATTTCCACGGAAACATTTCAAAGTGTTCAAGATTTTTAAGTTACAAACCAGATGAAGTTCATGTGTTTGCAGGAGATGCTGTAGATTCTTTTAACGAGACGCCTAAAGATCAAGAAAAGTGTCTTCAAATGTTAATTGAATCTAAAGCAATTCTTTTGTACGGAAACCACGAACTTTCTTATCACCCTGTGCATAAAATATCTTGTTCAGGTAAACATCAATATGGGTTAGATAATTTCCCACAGTACATGGACGATACGCGTTGGAAAGTAGCAGCGTTTGTTGACGGATACTTAGTTACTCATGCGGGACTTACGGACACATTTGTTGGTGGATTTAAATCAGCTACTAACTTAGTAACTGCTTTGAACAAATCTTTTACTAAAAATAAGAATAGGACACTCTTTGACGTAGGTATGTG